CACCATTAAATAATGTGGACTTAAGCGCGTGCGTGTGCATAGCGGTCGGGGGAGCGCAGACACCACACACGCGCTTAATACTAGAGTATCGGGAGTCTGTCTAATGCTTTAACGCTAGTTAATTGACAAAAAGAGTCAATCAACCGCTACAAGCTAATCTCTGCAAACTATGACATCAAAAATTCAAAAAGACGTTAACTGGAGGGTGAAGGGGTCGGAGAAACTACAAAAATTTGGTACGACACGAAAAATCAAGAAATAGCATAACTTTTTACAACACTGGTACAGGAGCAGCAGGAGACGCCACGGAAGAACGAGACGAGGCACCACCAGCGCCTTTGGTCATATTACCGCTAGAATCTAAATACTTAGAACAATCACTGTTAGAAAGCAAGATACGCTGGGCTTTTACGTTATAAGCCCAGCACTTACCGTCAACTATCACCGCACCGCTAACAGCCACATCAGCGCTAGTATAATAGCCACCAGTGAGAGGATTATATATTTGTGAATTTTGACCAGAATCATTGCGTATAGCGTTGACATTATCCGATATTGTAGAAACCTCACTACGTTGTTTGCCATCTTTTACCTCACTATTACCCATTTTTGCACCAATTGCATCAGGGTCAACCGTTAAAACATCATTAGCACTATCGTCATTGCCCGACATAGATTTAAAAGAGCCAATGCCCTGATAGATCATAAAACCAATAAAGCTAAAAACTAATAAAGCACTGAATAAAATACTAAACAGCTTAGTAGACTTACGAGTCTCACCGTCAGTCACACCGCTGGTTGAGGTGTAAAGCGGAAACATTGAAGGATTTAGACGCCAAGTTTGTTCGTCATCAGCAGTTTTGAATGCGTCTTTGCTTAATGATTTTTGAATGTGCGACCACCAATAAATTTTTACCGTTTTCTTTTTGCGAGGGCGATACATAAAAACGTGTTCGCCCGTATTCGCATGGACATAAGTATTAAGCAGGGTACTAGATTGAGTTATCATCCAAATATCCATACCGTAATGCCGATGGGTCGATAAATCTTTACCAATCTCATTTTTCGCGGAACGGTTCTCTTTCATAAACGCTTCTTCGTACTGCGCTTCGTCATAAACAATCAAGCGCTTTTTATCGTCTCTTAAATTCGTTTCAGAATTAATAGGGTTAAGCAAACGCCAATCAAACTGGGCGTCCATAGACTTTACACCGACAATGCGTAACCCATTAATGCTAGTGTAAATTTCATCATAAAAACCCCTATCAACTTCTTTACATAGCCATTCAACGACAATATTTGTTTTACCCGCACCCGGAGTAGCTTCGACAACTCTAATCATTTTTTTATCATCCTTAAACCACCCGCAAACGTCTTAATATAGACACCCGCAAGATAAGACCCAATAACAATGCTAATCGCGGTATCAACACCCGAAAGACCCAAAATGCCAGAAACCAGCCCCAACTGACCGAGGTTAGCAATCGCTTGAGACTTGTAGTAAGTGACAAAACCAGTGAGCGCAGCAGTGGTAGCGAGACCAAGACCCGCACCCGCTAAAACTTGAGCGAGCCAAGACTTATTTCCGGAAAAGATAACCGATTGTAATTTAGTAAAAAAACTCATAATTATGACCCTCTAATCGCACTAGCAACAATGCCTAAACCAATAAAATACCCCATTGCAACGATAGCCGGCTTTATCATAACGGCAAGCTCGCAAAGCGGAGTCATGTCAAAAGACATGGGAGCATCAACGGCACCAATGCCAATTGTAAAAGAAGGTAAAATAGGACACTGACCGCCAAAACTAACATAATTAACATCGAACTCAGAAGCAGATTTGGCGGGTGGGGCATCACTGACAGGTACAACTTCAGGAGCTTTTTCGGGGGGAGCATCAGCGCCAAACATATCAGACAAACCCGCAACAGAAGCAACGAGACCAGCAAGCATTGCTTTTAGAGCGCCGATGGCGGTGATAATTCCGGCAGGGTCGAAAGGTTCAGAAACGGGGTCAGTAGGCTCAGCAGGTGCATCAGGATTAGCTGTGTCGGTTGTAGGTTCAGCAACCGCATCAAGACCCGCATCTAATTCGCCTGATTCGACAGCACCGACAGCAACCGATTTTACAAAATCTTGACTTTCAGCATGTCCAGCTTCGGCATTCGCGATAACTTTTGCAGACACATCAGAAATCGGAATGTATTTTTCGTCAAAATTGGAATCAAGAATGAGAGGATTAGAATCAAGAGAAACTAAACTAAGATATCCGTACGTATGGGAACCACATTCTAGACGAGCCCTAGAATTGGGGTTGTCAACCAAAAGCTGAGTGACTTTACCCTCGCCCGCACCGACAGAAAGCAGCCATTCACAAGCAAATTTTGCTGCAGTCTGAACATTAGAATAATAGCCTATCTCTTGGCCGTTCCAGCCAAATCCTTCGGGGGCAAGGTATTCAGGGTCGACAACAGACGGTACTTTATAATTAACAGAATTGTTAGCTGGGTCCATAACCCAGTCAACACCAGCGCCCAAAATCTCTGACAAAGCATAAGCAATTGCTACACCTGAGCCAACTTTGACAACATTTTTACCGACCGCAACGGCAGTAGGAGCGTGAGTTATAACAGATTTTAGAGCAGTAGAACCTGACCCTTTAAACGCGGTAATGGTCGCAGTTGCACCAGACATGACAGTGTTAGCAGCGGTAGCAGTCCAACCCGCAGGAGACGCAGCGTAAGCACTTGTAGTAGTAGCATAGACTATAAAGATGGATAAAAATATATGTAGTATTTTTCTCATGATAATAGCCTATGCAGAAAATAGAATATAAAACGCGACAGTGACGACAATCAAGACATAAACGACCATAATTGAACTCCAAAAAAAAAGGGATAGAGATTAAAAAACCCCTACCCCAGTGGTATAACGGAGTCAAAGATTAACCGCGTTTTGCCATCCCAGTAACAAGTGACCAGACCCAAGTAAGCGCAGCAGGAGCAAGCTTAGCAGCACCCAAGGCACCAACAGCAGCAACGGCTAGACCCAACGTACCAACAACACCGCTGGTATCAATAGGGACTTCAACAGCAAAAGCCGACAGCGGAGCAGAAGCAACCGCAACAACCGCAACCTTTTTTCTCAAAAGGCTTAAACGAGTACGAGGGGCAATAGAAACAACTTGATTTTTTGACATAATAACTATCCTCTTTTTTTTGCCATCAATGATAAATGCTTCCAAATCCAAGCAACCGCAAAAAGCAACGCCGTCATTGATAAGATTTGACCGGATTGGTCAAGAGTAAGAGATGATAATTCGTGTATAAAATTATTCATCCTTACCCATTCGGCACAATTGCCGTTTTCATCTAAAAAGTTACAGGCGTACATTATTTATTTGTTTGTAAGGTGGACGAAACAGGAGAAGGAACACGCTTAGCAGCATAAACGGTAATCATAGGTTGCTTAAAACGATTAGTACCATTGACGAACTCAAGCTCTAAAATTTGACCATCATCATAAGAAGAATCGAAGAGCTTCAGAATATCAGCACGATTGGGAACAGTCATAGGGACTTCAACAGAAACCTCGACAGGTTGCATCATAGTAGAACTATAACGACGAGCACCTTTTTCAGGGTCATAACAACCAACATGTAAATTCATTTTTGCGGTAGGTAATTGTGCAGACATAAATAATCCTTAAGCGACTAAACGCATTTTTTGTGGGGTAGAGACTGGCTTAACATACCAATCAGGGGTTTGTTTAGAAAAATCAATATTTATCAAATTAGCGAAAGACGTTGTTTTAGAACCATCATCAATATGTAAATTTTGCAAAAAGGCTTTAGAAAAACCAGCAGTACTAAGGTCAGAAAAAAGACGATTTAACTGACTGGTACTATAAAGCTGTTGAGCTTTCATTTCAGAAACACCCATTACTTTAAGTTGATTATAAAAACCGTAGAGATTAATGGCTTTACGATAACTCATACGACCATCACTCAAAGGCTTACCAAACTCAGATTTCAAACGACTAAACACCTTGTTTTCATCGGTAACAGTCATATCAAGACCCTTCATTGCTTCAAATATCTTATTAAAACCTTTAGACCATATGCTCATTAAAAAATCGGGGTTTTGTTTTTGGTAATTGATTAAATCCCAC